CTAATGTTGAATATGCATACACGTTAAGTAAAATAGTTACACATAGTGGTACAGAAGTTGTTGTACTTTGGAAATAATATATGAAAAAGGCTATATCAGAAGCCAAAGTTCAGAGAATGCGTAATCTTGTCACTGGCAAGTATAAAGCAAAAACTGCAACACAAATTGGTTATAAAAAACAAACAAAAGAATACAAAGAAGGTGATGTTTGGGAAGAGCGAGGTAAAACTTGGACCATTAAAAATGGTATAAAACAAAACGTCACAAAACTTGATGCTGTACGAAAGCATATGAGAACTCCTCTTTGTTGTCCTAAATGTGGTAATCGTATGAATAAACGATTAGACAAAAAATTCTATAGATTAAGAGGTTGGTGTTTTGACTGCAATACAGAAGCAGAACATAAAATGCGAGTAGAAGGTACGTACAAACAATATGAACGTGAAACTATAGGAAAAAAATTAGATACTATGTATGAAAATGTTAAAGATGGATTTCAAGAATTAGTAGAATCCGTAGGCGCTAAAAAAGTCATTACTGAAGCTGGAACAACAGAAGATTGGAGTGGTGGATTATCAAAAGAACAATATCAGCAACTTGTTGATAATGAGTTACAAGAACTCAAAGAAAAAATTGATAATTATAAACAAGGTGGAGAAACTGAATGAAAAAACTTTGGAAAATTATTTTAGGTATTGGAGGTGTATTGTTAGGAATTATAGCTTTAAGTTCAAAAAGAAAATCAGAGCCTAAAAAAGTAACGGAAAACAATAAAAAAATTGAAGAGCTAGAAACAAAAATTACTGAATTGAAAGTAGAAAAAGAAAAAGCTGTAAAAAAAGTTGTAGATCTGAAAAAAAAGGTTGATGGTAGAAGTAAAAAAGTAAAAGAAGCAAAAAAGAAGTCAGCTGAAGTGGATGCATCTATTCAAGATCTAGAGTCGCAGTTAGCTGATATAGATAAAGCGTTGGGGAAATAAAATGAAAAAAATTTTACTTATATTATGTGTATTTATTACATCCTTTTGTACAGCACAAACTGATTCATTATCTTTATACAAAAAAGGATATGAACAAGCAAGAGAGTTAAATAAACAATATAAATTCAAAATTGAAGCTTGTGAAACGGTAGTTTTAGAATTAGAAGCTCAAGTTGCTGATTTGCAAGAAATACAAACAACACATCAATCGATTTTGAGAATTGATTCCTTACAACTTAATTATAAAAATGAACAAATTCGTTTGCTAACAGATAATCTAAATATCTATCAAAAACAATTTAATAAAAGAGATAAGTTTTGGAATAAACCGTGGTTTGGAGCCATACTAGGTTCGCTAGGAACTATTGCAATAATTCATGTAATAGATTATAGTTTACCTGAATAAATATATATTTATATATACAATGGCAAAGAAACAAAATCTCAAACATATAATCGCAGCTGAGTATAAAAAATGTGCTAAGGATCCAGTATATTTTATGAAAAAATATTGTATGATCCAGCATCCTACTCGTGGAAAGATCAACTTTAATCTATATCAATTCCAGGAAAGAGCTTTAGCTGAATTTGCAAATAATGATTACAATATTATTTTGAAATCTAGACAGTTGGGTATATCAACTCTATCTGCAGGATATTCATTGTGGTCAATGTTATTTAATGAAGATTTTAATGTATTGGTAATTGCAACAAAACAAGACGTAGCAAAAAATCTTGTTACGAAAGTAAGAGTAATGCATGAGTATTTGCCTAGTTGGTTAAAAGGAAAAACTATTGAGGATAACAAACTAAGTTTGAGATTTGGAAATGGATCTCAAATAAAAGCTGTGTCAGCTGCAGGGGATGCAGGTAGATCGGAAGCATTATCATTATTAGTAATGGATGAAGCAGCTTTTATTGACAAAATTAGTGAGATATGGGCTTCAGCACAACAAACACTAGCAACTGGAGGTAAATGTATTATTTTATCTACACCTAATGGTACTGGTAACTTTTTTCATCAAACGTGGGTAAAAGCAGAAGCTGATGAAAATAAGTTTAACACAATCAGATTACATTGGACAGTACATCCAGAAAGAGATAAGTCGTGGAGAGAAGAACAAGATGCTTTGCTAGGACCAAAAATGGCAGCACAAGAATGTGATTGTGATTTTATATCTTCTGGACATACGGTTGTAGAAGGATCCGTACTCCAATGGTTTAGAGAAACTCACCAGTTGGATCCACAAGAAAGACGAGGTCTTGGAGGAGATTATTGGATTTGGGAATATCCTGACTACGCAAAAAATTATATTGTAGTAGCCGATGTTGCTCGAGGGGATTCAAGTGACTATTCAACTTTTCATGTTATTGATGTTGAAACTGTACAACAGATAGCTGAATACAAAGGTCAACTGTCTACTAAAGATTTCGGAAATATGTTAGTAAATGTAGCTACTGAGTGGAACAATGCATTGTTAGTAATTGAAAATGCTAATGTAGGTTGGGCCGCTATCCAAGTTGCAATTGATAGAGAATATAAAAATTTATATTATACGTATAAGCACGAAGGTGTTACTGATTATGAAATAGCTATGAACAAAGGATATGATCTAAAAGACAAGTCTCAAATGGTACCAGGATTCACAACATCAGCCAGAACAAGACCACTTTTGATCTCCAAACTAGATATTTATTTCCGAGAAAAAGAATGTATTGTTCGTTCCAAACGACTGTTGGACGAATTGTTTGTATTTATCTGGAATGGATCTAAAGCAGAAGCTCAACAAGGATATAATGATGACCTTGTGATGGCATTTGCAATAGCTTTGTTTGTAAGAGACACTGCACTAAAACTCAGACAACATGGTTTAGATCTGAACAGAGCAGCATTATCTTCACTAGGTAATGCAAAAACCAAAAGTGTTTATACAAATACAGACAATCACGTTCCAGGAGTATGGGATGTAAATATGGGAGATCATAATGAAGATCTTACCTGGTTATTAAAGTAGGGGAAAAGAAATGGCAGACACTTCATTTTTTGGAAGGCTAAAAACATTATTCAATACCGGCACAATAATGCGCCGTGGTTTGGATGGTAAAGTTCGAGTAACTGACACAAACAAATTACAGTCAGTTGGAAACTTAGCCACTAACAGAATTGTAGATAGATATTCAAGATTATTTGGTTCAGCATCAACTCAATCAACATTTGGTACTGCTGCAAACTATCAAACAATTAGACTTCAATTGTTTAATGATTATGAAGCTATGGATGAAGATTCAATAATTTCATCCGCGTTAGATATCTATGCAGATGAATCATCACTCAAAAATGAATATGAAAATGTTTTATCCATTGAGTGTGAAAACGAAGAAGTTCAAAAAGTATTGCATAATTTATTTTACGATGTTCTTAACATAGAATTTAATTTATGGCCATGGATTAGAAACATGGTAAAGTATGGAGACTTTTTCTTAAAATTAGACATTACAGAAAAGTTTGGAGTAACTAACGTATCTCCAATTTCAACGTACGAATTATTTAGAGAAGAAGGATATGATCCAAGTGATCCAGAAGGTGTACGTTTTGCTCATGAAACATTAGTAGGTACTAACATGGGAGGCGGTCAGCAAAAAACGTTTTATGAAAATTATGAGATAGCTCACTTTAGATTATTATCGGATACAAATTTCTTACCATACGGTAAATCAATGATTGAAGCGGCTCGTAAAGTTTGGAAACAATTAACACTTATGGAGGACGCAATGTTAATTCACAGAATTATGCGTGCACCAGAAAGAAGAATATTCAAAATAGATATTGGGAATATTCCTCCAAACGAAGTTGAAAATCACATGCAACAAGTGGTTAACAAAATGAAAAAAGTTCCTTTCGTTGATAGACAAACTGGCCAATACAATCTTAAATTTAACATGGAAAACATGTTGGAAGATTATTACTTACCAATCAGAGGTGGACAAAGTGGAACTGAAATAGATACGTTGGGTGGTATGGAATTTGGTGGAATTGAGGATATAGAATATCTAAGAAATAGAATGCTTGCTGCATTAAAAATACCAAAAGCCTTTTTAGGATATGATGAAAATATTGAAGGTAAAGCTACTCTAGCAGCTGAAGATGTTAGATTTGCTAGAACAATTGAGAGATTACAAAAAGTTGTTTGTGCAGAACTAGAAAAGATTGCTATTGTTCATTTATACACACAAGGATTTGAAGATGCAGAATTAATTGACTTTGATTTAGAATTAACAAATCCATCAATGATTCATATGCAAGAAAAATTAGAATTATGGAGTGAAAAAGTAAGTTTAGCAGCATCAATAAAGCAAGATAAAATTTTATCTAGCGGATGGATATTTGAAAACATTTGGGGTATGAGTAAAGAAGAAATAGAAGCTCAACATGAGGGTATAGCACAAGATGCAAAAGAAACTCACAGACTTACTCAGTTAGAGGATGAAGGTAACGATCCAAAAGTAACACAAGAATCATTTATCAATGGACAGCCAAGATATCAATCTGCATTTCCATTAGATGAAGATGATGAAGAACATGAAGAAGGTGCAATAGGCAGACCAAAAGAGCGAACAAAATATAATACAGATAAACACGTTCGTGATAGAGATCCAATAGGTAAAAAAGCTAGAGGTAAGGGTAGGGATGCAGATAGAACTATAAAACACAAATATAAAAAAGGTAATCCGTTAGCACAAGAATCAAAATTGTCAGCTGTAAAAGCGTTGAAAAATCAGATGCCTTTCAGTAAATCTAAAAATATAATAAAAGAAACGTTTAATAA